TGCGCGGTCTATATAAGTTCGCGACAACCCTTGAGCTCCCCGCTTACAGCGAACCCTAGGGCTGGCACCGAGCCAAGTTCAGGCGCCATCTTTTTTTTTGATTGACAGCTGACGTCACCGGATATTGCGTTACAGGAAGTGACGTCACAGGAAGTCCCGCCTTAGACCGGATGTCCCGCCTCCCGGCGGCGGCGGCGGCGCTATTGATTTGGTGTCGTTCTCAAGGGGAAATGAAAACACGTTCAGACATGTTTTTTTGTATTTTTTTTATTTTTTTAACAAGCCATGCAAATCAGGGTAAGCAGAACACAAGCGAAAGCATTGAATTAAATGTTTTTCTTGAGGTGATAAAGCCCCATACATTGAAGGCGGGGGATTTCCTAAAGGACATACATAGTGTTTAAAGAAGGTGGACTCGTTTCTTAGCGCTCCAGCATTCCTCTGGTTTCTCATACCCGTGTCTGTGGTTCTGGGAGTTTTTGGTAACCTCTGGGTCGTACAATACGTAGGGTAAGTGTCCTGCAGCGTGGGGAGGTGTACATGCGGGTTGGGGGTTCCACCTTCCCGTGTGTTTTCTAGGGCCTAGAGCAAAGGTTAAAGTTACTGTTAAAATTCCTGTGGCATACTGAGCAAGAGTGCTACTTGTAATACTAGCAAACCCCTCGGGACCAGGTGCAGGATTCATTTTTAAAAATATCATAGGAGGGGGTTTTGGCAAAGCCCAACCACCTAAGGCAGAGAATTCTGTTTTAAAGCCTTCATCTAAGTTAGGAAGTTTTGTCCACAGTTGAGTTTCATAATGAAATGCTCTTCTATTCCATATGGAACCTACCATGAGGGGTCTGTTAATTTCTTCAGTGTATTTTTGGTCTCCTTTGTTGTTAAAGTAGGTTTTAATGTTCAGGCCCTGTAGCTGTTTGTTTTGTTCTTTGTCATTAGGATACCTTCCTACTGCTTGTGAACCTTCTGTAGGTTTTTGTGTAAAGCCATAGGTTGTCATTCCATAGCTAATAGAATCAATGCCATGAACATACTTTTGATTTACTTCATCATAGTAATGGTAAGGCTGAGATCTAGGTCCAGGCCTAAAGGATATGCGAGTGTTTTGAGAGCTCCCCTGAAGAAATGCCTGTAAGTGCTTAGCTGCTCCAGTGTTAGAAGAATCTCCGTCTGCAGTGGTAATGGTATTTACTAAGGGACCAGGCATAAAGTTTTGTGGTTGTATGGCATGATCTGTGGGTTGAACAAAACGCACTTTAGGCTGTCCTCCTAAAGCTGAGGGCACAGCTAGTCTGGAAGGATATAAAGGATTATACATTTCATAAAAGTGTTGAGAGGCACCTTCTAGAGACTCGGCTTGCACTGAGGGAAACTGATAAGAGGAACTAATGCTGCTACCCGTTCCTAATAAGAGACAATTAGCATGTTCTAAGACATAAAAGGCTGATTCTTCAGAAGGCTGTTTACGAGTAGCAGATGTAATACCCTTAGTATTTACTTCTCCAACAGTAAGGTACGCGTACTGTGGAAGCAAATAAGTCCATATTGGTAATTCTGGGGCTAAAGTGTCTTGTCCTTGACCTATTACATAAGGAAACTGGTACTCATCATCCACTAGGTAGCATAGCCTTCCCGTGGTACTGTCTGTAACCTGGACCCCTCCGCCTGGTTTGTCTGTAACATCTTTAATACATATCTCTGAGAGGGTAACTTGCATAGAGGATGGTTTTATAGAGCCATAATTTTCTATTAGTCTTTGAAACTCTAAAGGAGAGAAATACAAAGAGGCACAATTTACATCTATATAGTGCCAAGGAGTAGCGTAACCCATGACTGGACTAACAGCACACACTTTACTTTCTCCTGTAGCTGCAGAGTGACAATTTTTCAGCAGGAGGAGAAAAAATCTGTAAGCATGTTCAGCTGTATAAGGCACTACAAATATTCTACTAAAGGTACAAGTTACAGAAGAATCAGTGAATATTGCGCCCTCTCTCCACACAGCTTGTACCGCATTGCTGCCGCCGCCTCCTGATCCGGTTGCCCCTTCGGTTGCTGTAACAGAAGCCATGCTGGGGTAGTTTTCGCTTGAAGAGTACTGTGGAACAGCTGGAAGTTCTCCCTTAAAGTGAGCTGTAGATGTGAATAAACCTTTTAAGGTAAAATAGTCTCTAACAACTTGAGCCTGAAACCCATGTTCATTTTTAATGTTATGGAGTAACTCATCATCTGCAACTGTCCACTGTGTGTAAGGGTTAATTCCTAACTTAATAAGTTCAGAATACCTGAAATCATGACTCCTAGCTGCAGCATCCACAACACTCTCCGGGGCCCCAGCCTGTAACTCATTACCAGGGCCAATGTAATGACTGAAGGGTAGTTGCACACTAAATCCACCCCCTTCGTGTAAATCCTTTTTACTAAGGACTGCGTCATCTCCTCTAGGTTCATTAGAGGATTCATGTTTTGCCTCAGACTCTCTGAAATCAGGGAGAGGTCCATGAGACAACTGTAATGTATATTTGTTTGGATTATTTTTATAGTTTTCAATTTGTTTTTGTAGATATTCACCTAGTACACTGGTATTATCACTCTTTTTATTGACACTACTCACTCCTAATGCATTGTTGGTTAAAAAGTCTACAGCATCAGACATAGAAAGAGCATCCAAACCATGAGTTAAATCAAGCTTATAATACTGTTGTAAAAGTTTAAGCACAAACACCAAGCCTTCATCTTCTGAAGTGGCAGCAAACACTACATCATTTAAAATATCCTTAAATTCAGCAAACCAAGCCTCACTATAAGCATCTTCATCATCCCACCATTTTCTTGGTTTTTTCTTAGCAGGACTACTGGTCATGTTCTAAAAAACTCATAAGGCCACTGAGATCTCTACACTTCTTACAAGTTAAAACATCAAATGGATTAGTACAATCACCATGAGCTGAACATCGCAAAGTATCTGGAACATTAATACTTTTCTCAATTAACATAGGCAACACTTCGAGAGACAAGCACAAATTACAATGAGGCAGTACAAGGTCCTTATCATGCTCTACACAGCACACAGGGCGTTTTACATGAGAACCCCACACCCAGTCTACACTAAACATAGGCCATGCTAGCTCATTTTCTTGATGAACTGAATAATTTTTTTCCCACTTTGTTAATCCTCCTCCGGTTCCGGGGGAAACTTGCTTTGGCTCAACCACTGTAACTGGGGTGCTGCACCGGGTCGGGGGACAGCCACTCTGGAGCCAGTTGTCGTTGGAGACGAGTTCTGCAATGTCCCCGCTGAGATCAGACTCCGAAGAGCTCGAGGTATCTTCAACGTCAAGCCAGGAGAGATTTGCGAGGTCGCTTCCTGCAAAGGAGTCATTTGATTTTCCGCTTGACTTTGCGTTTGACTCCTGCTCCGGCTTTGTACTGAAGTCATGGAACAAGCCTGTACGGTCCGCCTTCCAAGCAACGTGCTCACTGACCTGGTGCCATTGGGTAAATGCATCACACGGCTGACTCTGTGCCCACCACAGCCACTGCTTGGCTTCATCAGCGGGAATTAATCCCAGAGCATTAGAGCATCTCACAGTCAGGTCAAACCGAACCATGCGATCCTTCAACGCTCGCTGATGCACTAAAGTCACCGTATACCACACCACTCTGGTCATGTCACTGTTACTGGTAATAAGAACAGGAGTGCCTGTGACTTCTACACTGCCTTTATTCTTTTGATCAACCCTACATGGTTGACCTCCCAGAATACTTTTTGCTGCCTCTACAACTGTACTTTTAATAAGCCCTTCGTCCCACAGTATTAAACTTTTATAAGGCACATCATTAAATGGAAAGTTTTCATTATTCCAGTTAACCATGCCATAAGTAGGCACTGCAGACGCTAAGCTCATAGCCACATTTGTTTTGCCAGTACTAGGAGGCCCATACAACCACACAGTGTTTCTTTTTCCTAATTGCTTTTGAATCCAAAAGAGGAATACTTCTCCAGCATACAGTGGACAGTAGTTGTTGTTTAAAAAGATCTGAGCAATCCTGTTTTCTTTAATATTAAAATGAATAGTACTGGGTCTAGTTAAAATTTGAAACAGATAGTCTGGTGAATTACACTTTGACACTGCAAGAGTAATGGCTGTTTTAATTTGATGAACTCCTGCCACAGAGGCGCTAAGCCTAGCAAACTCATTAAAATCAACTTCTTTCCATTTACTTTCACTAAAAATATTTCTCTCAATGAGACTGTCTACTAAATTACGAAATTTCTCTCCTTTTACTGTACAGCTTTTACTTCTTTTTGTAGCTGGTTCATACATATCATTCATAAAACTAGAACTACTGGCATCTACAGTAGACACCATATGTTGCTTATGCATGTTCTTTCTATAACACAGTGAATTACACACATACTGGTACTCTTCTAGGTTTGTTACAGAGTAAATAACATTAGGATACAGTTTTGGCATTAAGTAGTTAGTCACAAAGTCAAAACCATCTCTGTAATACTCTCCCTTTTTGCTTACAGCAGGTTTAAATTGTACAGACATAGAAGGATCCGTAAGATCTCCCAGCACCTTGTTAAAAGTAGTTTCAACAGCATTACATACATTTCTAGCATTAATGAAAGGTCCCCCAATAACAATATGCACATGAAAACCAGCATCATAATGATTACCCTCTGCCTGCAAAAAATATTTACAGCCAAGAGATGTACCAGAGGGGTTGTCTAATACAGCAGCTACTTTACAAATAAAAATAGCAACTAGTCTCTCGACACCTCTCAGCTCCGGCCAGTCATCTGAATCTAACTGCAAAAAGCTACACCACCAGCTATCGTTAGCAAAGTCAGTAATGTTAGCAGTCAGTTGAATAACTCCCCGGAACATGTCCATTGTTAGTAAAAGAGTTAATTAAATTAGTTACCTAGAAGGCAAGTAGCGAGATGTGTTCTCTCCGAACAACAGCAAGCAAAGAGACAGATACTTCCTGGTTTCTTGCTTATATAGACAGTAATAGCCAATCAAAATGGCGCCTTATTTAAAGCAGCCAATGAAAAACAAGTAAACAACAAAATGGCCGACACCTAAAATGGCCGACCGCTTCCCCTTGAGAACGACACCAAATCAATAGCGCCGCCGCCGCCGCCGGGAGGCGGGACATCCGGTCTAAGGCGGGACTTCCTGTGACGTCACTTCCTGTAACGCAATATCCGGTGACGTCAGCTGTCGATCAAAAAAAAAGATGGCGCCTGAACTTGGCTCGGTGCCAGCCCTAGGGTTCGCTGTAAGCGGGGAGCTCAAGGGTTGTCGCGAACTTATATAGACCGCGCA